TCATAAATACGCACACTCGGCCATAATCTTGGTTGGAAATACACTTGACCCCAGGAATGATATATCCGTCATGCTGCCAGCGCCTGTAAACAGATTTAAATAATAAGTGGTCTTCGATGCCAGATTGAGGAGTTTGCCAAGGACCTGTGCAGTTTGCCGGAGCGTGCCTCCGGTAATAACAGGGGCAATCAATGTGGCAGAAAACGTGAACTCACTATCCGATTCTGAATTATTAGCAGTGGAAAGTGTTGACCGAAAACCAACGCTTGTAGCGGCTCCTAATGTTACCGTGAGATTCAATGCTGCCTTATAAATTACTCTCCATGATCCAATCGGAATATCAATACTCGGGCCGGTTGGCGTCAATCCACTGCCACCATACCACGTGCCCCCTGCCGGAGAGGCTTTCGTGCAATCACTCGAACTTGTCACAGTCACAGTCCACTTCGACTGATCCATTGGAAAACCAAGAGGAGCCCTCGTCACGGAATAATGTGGATTCGATATTGCCGCATTTACCAAGGTGTAATCAGTCCCGCCATACAAGGTGATCAGTGTCGCTCCTCCAGAAAAACTACCTACAGCTGTCACAATGAAATATTTGGTGGTGGTTTGTATCAGCTTGATCCTCATTCCCACACTGATAATTCCGGTCATGTCCGCATTCACGCTGGATACGAACGTTGGACTATCTGCACTGGAATAAGTCCATGTAGCTGAAGAGGGAACCCATCCGCTCACCGAAATAGCTTCTACCGCCGTGATATATCCACCATTCCCATCAGGGAATACGAAAAGTGCTTGACCTTTAAAAATCAAGGCATGTGTGACCGTTGCATCGTTACTTTTCAATACAAGCTTGAAATCACCAGAGCTGGTGTTGATCAGTAAAAACGGATGATTCCCGTCCGCGCCAGGCGGCACCTTCACAATGCGGTCCGCCCCATTACAGTTCAATCGTTGAATAGCGTAATCCGCATCTGTCAGTGTGATGTCCGTGCTCATTGTCACTGCGTTGGAAAAATCCTTGCGCAGGATCGATCCCAACAGCAGGTTATAGTAAGCTGCTAATACATATTGGTTGCCATCTGCAACCGTTCTATCATTGAGTGTGCCCATGAATCATTCCTTATGCAAGACGGGTCGCGATAAACTTGCTCCTCGTGCTGAACAAAGTATCCGCTGATGCCGTTGTCGTGACCGTGCATTCCGCATAATCGTTCAGAACTACAGACGTGACGATCGAAACTGGCATATCGTAGTTGCCTCCCGAAAAATTGGGCCTATAAGTCACGATCTGAGATCCATTCAAGCGGATGTCACAAAAAGACACATTGACCCCTGTCAACAATTGAGCTTCGATTCGATAGACGCCAGCGCGGGGAAACGTGATCCGGCTGTTGTTCGTAACGTTGTCATGCATGACTTCGTCGTCCTGGTCTTCCGTGTCCCATGTAATTGTTGTGGTGGCCGAACTGCCAGGCAAGCTCTGGTTGGCGCTCTTTCGAAGCCTGGTCATCTTATTGGCTGCGGACCACTTCACACCCAGGGTCTCCGTCGAATCGGCGGTCAGCACATTTCCGTCTGCTCCCACATTCAGCACGCCCATCGAGTCCACACCCAGTGCGATCGCCATCTGCCCCTTCGCGCTGAACAGATCCGGAATTCCCGCAGCCATGTTGTCCCGCCAATAGGTATTTAAAAAGACTTCATCGATGATTTCACCTGCGTAAAATGCAGGCACAGGTGTATAAGATGGCATCACGTACCTCCAAGCATTGAATTCATGGCGATTAGGTCTTCCACGCTTTGGCTCGAATACCAGCTCCGCGGCAGGTATGCATACACAGGCCTGGCCAGCCTGGCCGCTTCGATCTTGTCTTTTGCGAGCGGATGCTCATTGACCGGGCGGTCCATCAGCAATTGCTCGATCTGCTTCCGCATGGCCTCCGGCGGGAACACTACTGGTCTTGCAATTCCACTGTTCCCATTCCCACATCGCGGGCAAAAAAACACAGCCTCATCCGGATCCACAAAACAGTGCTGTCCGCATTCGCATCGAGCTCCCCATCGTCCAAAATCAATAAAGGCTATCACTGGAGATCCACCTACCCGTCTGCCATCCCACATCACTTGAAACCGTCCTTGCCGGTGATATTGATCAGCCAGGCAAAGGATCCACTCCGTAGTGGATCTCAATCCATGCCGCTCAGCCATATCTTTCGCAGTAATGATCATCACGCCACCACCATCGGGACCGTATCCGGAACAACCCATACATCTCCCCGATCCTCCACCGGTTCCAGCATCACATCAGTATTCGTATTCAGTCCCGCCGCATCGGTCCATTGCCCGCGCACATAATAGACCCGGTAGGTCCCGCTGATTCCTTTGCTCACAATATTCACATCCACCTGCTTCCCCAGATCCATGGCAAATTGCTTGTCAGGATTGGCTTTCATCGTGAAAGCCAGGTACTTCCCCGGGATGGCCAGCCGGTCACGTAAACGCTTGGCAATATAACTTGCGATGTTGTCATTGTGGATCCATGGATAGACAATATCCAGGGATCTTGTTTTATATCGCTGCTGGCTTACTGGGCTTTCAGCTTCACTGGTGGTCTGTTGCGATGTCATCGCATTCCCGCGGATGGTCAACGGGGTCAGCACATAACCCGCCTGGCTCCCATTATTTTTCACAGTCATCTTTCCATTGGTCGAGAACAGATCGATAACGATGCTAATCGCCGATGTGATGTTCACACCGCTGCCATCTGCGTTGGTGTTCGCGACGTAATCAAAGCCGGCCACGGGATCGATCAAACTTTCCACCGCTACGCTTGCACCATTGTATGTGAAATCCACGAACTTCTCATAACTCTCGCCCGCCGTCAAAGGAATCACCTCCAGCGATTGCCACAGGATGATGTCCTCCTGCAGTGTCGGGATGGTTGCCGTGACGCGGATCGAATTCCGCACCACATCCCATGGCTCCAGCACTTTCAGAGATCCCAGATACACATCGTCATCCGTGATCGTGAACATGCTCGTATCCGCAAAATGCCGGTTGCGAAAAGTGATCGCCCCGTCGCCCGCGATCCACAGCTTCCCCATCTCTGAAAATGCTAGGTCGAACAATGCCTGCGCGGCGCTCTTGTCATCCGCCCACCAGAAGGGATGTTGATCATACCCAAGATCAAGGCTACGACCCCATGTCCTCGACCATCCGATCTTATCCAGCAAGAGATTCATCGCATCCCCGCCATAAATATCCTGCTGGAACGCCACTGTCACGCGGTTGCGCTGGTCTCGCAGCACCCCCCAGCCATCCTCCCCACTGAGTTGCACACGCGGCACGCCCCGTCCATTCTCGATCACCGGCTCACCCAACGTGCCCGCCATCAGATCGAACACGTTATCGCTTGGGGTTCTTACCCACAACCGGAAGGCTCTTCCCGATCCAATATTCGGATTGGTGAACGGGTCATACCAGCCTTCCAGGTCCAGCACGGTACCGATGATCGTTCCCGTCATCTCGTCTTCGAACCCACTCCCGTTCGAAGCGATGGTATAACGCTTGCCTCGTTCCCACTTCAGGCTGTTCAGCCACAGACCGTCGTTGCGGCCATCGAAGAAACCATCACCATCCCAATCGATCTCCAACGCGAACCGCGGACGAGTCAGTACGCCTTGACCAAACTGGAAAATGCCAAACTGCTTCTCGCCGAACAATGCAAACGTCATAACTCACACAACTCCCAACGAATTACCATTTTGCATTCTCCATTCTGCAATCTTCATTCTCATGACTTCCTCTCCCTCTTCCGGATCTCGTCTTCGATCATCGGAGCCAGAACGAACTGCGCTTCATTCCGGTCCGCTGTGCTGATCATCGGGTGATAATCCACCGTCACCATGACAGGTTGAGCCATGGTGCCCACCGATCCCATGCCTGGCATAGCTCCACCGGTCGACGCCGGCATGCTCATCCCGATCTGTGGCCTCAACAATTTACGAACACTCTCTTCATACCCCGCTGCCTGGCCAGCGCCCATCTCCCAACCCACCTGATACTTCATCACCTTCGATTCGCTGTGAATGCTGAAGAAGCCTTTGACCGCTTCCAGAACCTTCTGTCCCACTTCCTTCACAATTTTTAACAGCATCGGGATCCCGCCCAACAGGCCCATCCCAATGCCCTTGATAATATTCAAGCCCACTTCTCCCCAGTCTAAAGTCTTTACATGATCCCATAACTTCTTGAGTGCATTTCCCCACAATAGCTTGATGTTCTCCCACGACGTGCCAAGTAAAGCGGCCAGTGAACGCATGATCGCATCCCAGATCTTGCGCAGCTCTACACCGAACATATACCAGTTGCCATTCTCAAGATTTCGCCAGGCTTGCTTGATATGCCTCCAGATCGCCATGCCGTTCTCGATGATCATGCCAATGGCAGTCATCGTGTTCTGCCAGATCTCAGACATCCACCCTAGCTTGCCTGACACCAGGTCCTGGATGAACTGCATGCCGCCTGTGATCAGGCTCTTTACAAACTCTATGGCCATGCGCGTCTTTTCCTGGATCCCAAACCAGTTATTCGTCCACGCCGCGTACAGCAATGCCAGCACTGCGATGATCGCCAGGATAGGCAGGATGAATGGCGTCAATGCTCCCGCAACTGCTGTTATCACGGGAATGATCGCACCGACCGCAGTGATCAGCGAACCGATCACGATAATCAAAGGACCAATCGCTGCCACGATCGCCAGTGTGATCACAAGCCACTTTTGCTGCTCAGGCGTCAATGCCTGGAACCATGTAATCGCCTGGCTGACCCATCCCAACAATTGAGTCGCATAAGGTAATAATTGCTGCCCGATGGTAGCTGCTGCATTCTCGAACTGAGCTCGCACGATGCGTGCCTGGTTGGCTGCTCCATCTGCGGTCCTGGCGAAATCTCCCTGGGCTGCGCTGCTCTTCTCAACCATCAAGGCATATAGAGCCTGGTAGCGTGCCGCATCGCTCAGCACACCGCCTTCCTCCATCAAGCCCATCTTCAAAGCTTTCTCTTCGAGCGCCGCCTGGTTGATCACAATGCCCATGCGCCGCAATGGCTCATACTGGCCTGCTACTGCGCTCTGGATCGCATTCAATGAATCGACCGGGTTCAGGTTATAAAAGCTCGACCAATCGCTGCTCAGATGCACCAGCGATTTTGACCACTTCAAATTCTGGTCTGCACTGAGCCCAGCCGAATCGCCCATTGCTCCAAATGTGCCAACGGCATCCAATGCCTTTTGTTGTGAGAGCCCCAACGCTCGATCTGAATTTGCACTCCATTTCATCACGTCATCAGACATCGACCCGAATACCACGCTGACCTTATTCTTGGTTTCTGCCAGGTCGCTGGCAAACTTCGTGGCAGCCACGCCTGCACCGATGATAGGCAGCGTTACATACGTGGTCATGCCCTTCCCAAAGTCCGTCACCTTCCCCCCCACATCCTTCAGGTTCTTAGAGACGTTTTGAGACCAGGACTGCGTCTTCTTCTCAGCCTGATCCATTGCTGCCAAAAACGTCTTGGCATCCGCAATTAATTTAACTGCCAGCGTCGCGATCGTTGCCATTCAATTCCTCTCCCCCAAATTGTGTTCTTCCATTTGGGGGGATGCCGCTTAAGCGGCAGGGGGATTATTACCATTAGTCTTCGGCTTCACCAAACCACTAAGCTTGCTCTTGATCTTCTGCCATAATCGCGCGTGCTCCGGAATTTCTTCCTGCGTATTTTTCTCATCCAGAGCCTTTTCAAAATCAGGCATGAAGTCCTCAGTTGGCTTTACCGGGTCGCTGTCCTTGCTTCGGGTCATCACATTTGCGATCAACGCCATGAGGCTCGCATTGCGGAAATCACGCCGCCATTCTCCAAACGGCTGCAATTGGAAGTAAGCCATCCACTCTGCAAACTCGTGCGAGCTCATCATGCGTTGCCATTCAGCCACCGTCCTGCCGCCCAGAGCGAGAGCTAGTTCGAACCAGAATCTTCGCTCGGGGCGGCTTCTGAGTTTTTTGTTAACTCATCCACATCTTCCTGGGTGATCCCGCTCAATCGCTGTGCCACTTCATAAACTCGATTGAGTGCTGCGGCAGATTTTCTGCCAAGTGCCGCAATGTCTTGATCTTCGAACACGCGTTTGCCTTCCTCGTCCACGATCGAGCGTGCCACCAGCTTCGCTCGTAGATTCGCCAGGTTCACATTCGCATTCTTGCCCTTGCCCTCGATCATGCTGGCTTCGAGCGCATCCCGCTCAATACCGGCGAGTGATCTTACGCGAACCTTCCCTTCCCACTCAGGGACCTCAACGTCCTCGAACTGCACATCATCGGCAGTTAAGATCGCTTCTTTGGTTAAGTATTCACCCATGTTAAATCTCCGTCACCGGTCCTGTAATCTTCAGCTTGACATCCGCCGATAGCTTTCCCTTCACAGGCGCTTTGGGTTTACATCCTGTCACCAGCGCTTTGAACGCGAACCCATTTGCGCCCGGATCTGGATAGACGATCTGGAAGTTTCGCTTCGTGCGGTTCTTCATATCCGCCTGCAAGCCTGTCACACCATCCTGGGTAGGATCGCTGGGCAGGAAGTTGACCGGAAAGGAAACCTCTCCGCCGCTCAGGATGGTGCCAACAAATTCATCCCAGCCATTCACGCTGCCGTGGTGCGTGGTCTCTTCCGTAGCCAGGCTCATGTCCGGCCCGTCGATATCACCCACCTCAGCGATCGTGGCAAACGTCTCAGGCGTTCCCCCATCGCCTTTTTTGAGAAATGTCCCGAAGGACGAAAATGCATCTGTCATGGTTTATCTCCTTATTTATGTCATATTGCGAGCACAAGTCTCGAAGCAATCTCCTACGCCAGCTGTAGCACCGACCACTTCACCGCCACATTGCTGGCCTCGATGTAAATCCGTCCATCTGGCTGCGTCCACCCTTTTTGTTTGAATCGGAAGATGGCAAGCTCACCGGCTCCTAATGAATAGGCGCTCACATCACCGGTCCGCTTCAGATCCGGATCTACCGCACTGGTGAATGTGATCGTATAGGGGCTCGCGCCGCTGTTGTGGGCGATTAGCAGGTCGTCGCCGGAAGGCACGAACTGCTCCTTATTCACCGTATCTGCTGCGAGCTGCGTTAAGTCCAGCGCATTGGCAGCCACGGGCAGTGTCGGATAAGGTCCCAGTGGAATTTGTTTGGTAATGGTTACTCTTGGCAT